CGCTGGTTGTGGTTGAAATCGGCGAGTATACTGCAAAAGTTGGAGCGTAAGTTGCATCGGTATAGCTCTGAGCTGTGCCTAATGTTCTTGCAGTACTGCTGTAGGTTGGTGAAGTAAATGTAACTCTTGGCTCAACTACATAGGTTGATGAAGCATCTGGTGCTACTATAGCAGTTCCCGGAACCAAATGATCCCAACCTGCACCCCCAGTGCTTTCTTTGGTCACAGTGGCAATTTTTGTACCAGAGGAATATGCATCTACAATACCAACCTGTCCTGCTCCAGCGCCCGAAGTTACAATCAACTTCATACCTACATAGGCATTGCTGATTTCGTCATCAGTGGCTGCTAGTGTTAGTTGAGTGGTTGTGCCACTTTGGGCAGTGTTGGCATTGGATAGATATCCGCTACCCCCTAGGTTACCGTCAGCTTCAGGAGCTGTAGTTGAATCATCTACGTTGTCTATCAATCTTACTTGGAATACAGCATCGTCACGGAAATCATCTTGTTCAACACTGGCACCTGCGCCGCCACCTGACACCGTCCAGGTGACTTCGGTATAATCAGATCCGGCATTGTCATATTCAAACTGCCAAATCTTATCAACACCGTCGGTGATAACACTGCCCACATCTGCTAGGTATGATTTATTATCTACCTCACATAATATTGGAGTTTCTGTGACGTCGAATCCTTCTGCTACAGAACCAAAGTCACCGTAGGAGTTGTTGCCGTTGGTGCCGCGAATACGACCGCCTGCTTCAGCAAGGTAACCTATGTGTGCATAGTATGAGAACACAGATACCAATTCAGCGCGACCATTGTTGGTAATCCATGCTCCGATACCGTCTGATATAATCTGGGTAAAGTCATTGGACACAATAGAATCATTGCCGCCGTTGTGTAGTGCGCCGTCAATCTTCTGACCGATTGCAGCATAACCAAATGTTGCTACGTTTTGCACATAAGGGGAACGTCCAATAATCCATGTACGGAAGTCATCTGGGCCCCAACCTGGATCCAATGAAGCATATGCGCCTGCACTTACTCTCGAAGTACCATATGCGTTTGGTGCTAATAAATCTCCGGTTAGGCCTTGAAGTGTTTGATTGCGTAAGCCTGTACCGTTGCGTAGATAGTACATGTCTTCTTCAAGACTTCCGGTTACTGCGTTAGCATAATATCTCGCTGCTAATCTAGATTTATAGTTGCCAGGATACTGCAAATCAAATTTCAACGCATCAACATATCTATCTACATCTCGCAGGCATGCCGCACTGTCGTAGTATAGACTCACAGTCATTGAGCCTGACTCATTAAGCTGAGTATCGAATGCAGTGTTGCTGTTCCTGGTTGTTGAAATTTTAAATGTTGTGGCGCTTACCACATTCTGTATGTAATAAGTTGTGCCGGTAGTTATTCCACCAAATACTGTGCCTGTGAATCTAATGGCTGCATTTCTTACCATCCAGCTAGTGTCTGTGCATGTGAATATGTCTGTGGCTGCTGTAGCCACCGTTACTGTAGTTGTATAAGTTGCGCCGATATAAGCTGATATTTCAGCAGAGATATAAGCACGATTACGTTCTAGTTGTAGTCTAGCCCAATCAGCACTTCTAATACTTGTTTGACATATAGATCCTTCGTTGGTAGCACCGTAGACAATGTCATCCAACAGTGTCATCAGTGTTTCAATACGAGCCTGTGCAGTGGCGTTGCCACCTACGTTGGCGCTGGCCAATCCTTTAACATAGGTAAATGAAGCTCTAGTAGCAGTCTTCTGATTCAGTGTGAATACATCAGCAGCCGTGGCTCTCAAATATGAGTATGCTGCTTCTCTAGTTTTAAAGTTACTGTTGAACATAAAGTCAAACATCACCGCTTCTAAAATCAATCTCACATCTCTTTCACATTTAGCAGAGTTATAGACCAATGTGGGATAGTTAGCAGTGATATAAGCTGTGGCAGCAGTGACTATGGTTTCTTGTGCAGCATCTAATGTTACTGCGGCTGCTATCAATGCAGTGGTTGATGTCACTGCATTTGTTGCTGTTGGATAATCAATAACTTCTAAATCAATGTCGAGGCCAGCTCCGTTAGTAAATGAAGCCAGCACTGCGCCACCATATGTGGCTGCAAGTTGGAATGTATCGACAGAGCCTACTGTTACCACCCAATATTTTGTTCCGTTGACCAGTCCGTTGGCAGTGGTTCTTGGGATCACTGCATCGCCTACAGCCAATCCGTGAGCAATAGATGTCAGTGTGTTTAATGTGGCTATAGTAGTAACATTGATCTGTGGCGTTGTAGATTCAGTAGAATCGCCTTGTATGATGTTGGTGATTATGTCAACTAATGCGCCTACTGTGGCATTAGCAGCTGAACCACCTGACAAGTTTGTTGAGTCAGTCCATTGAGTAGCAGTGTTGGCAGCAGATTTAGTTACTGTGGTGTTGGCAATGATCTGCTGTACCACTGTTTTTAATCTACCGTAAGCGGCCACAGTAGCAGCTATTTCTGTGCTGTCAATTTGTAGATCAACGCTGTTCTCGCCGTCAAAGTATGCTGTGCCTGCGTTAAGAGTGGCCCATTTTCCGTCATAGGTCAAATCATATATCATAGCATCAATGATAAAACCTACATCCCGCTTGCATTTAGTCTTGCTGTATTTCACTGAACTGAAATTTGCAGTCAAATAAGCAGTGATTTCTTCCTTGATAAATTCTTTGTTTTCACGTATTAGAGTTCGTGCATCACCGAACCCTACCAGGAATACAGTATTATATCCTGTGGGATTCGCAGAACTCTCCATGTGGGTGGTTCCGATTTTAAAATCAATCTGGTGCTGCATTGTTCTAACTAGTCTCTTGATGTCTGTTACTTCTACAGAACTAGCATAAGGAAAGTCAGCACTCTGTGTAGCAGTGTTACCAGATGATTCTGTTACATTTGTTCCAAGAATAATCTGTCCAACCACAGTTTCTAGTCTAGTCAAAGCACCAATGCTGTATTTTGCATCATCTCCACTGGTTAAACTGCCTGCTGGGCCAGCGTTCACAGAACGTTTTTCATCACCTACTAGTGCAGTTTCTACAGGCACAATAATAGGCAATGTTTCTCTGTACTGTCCAGTTTTAATATTAATTGTGTTATTAGGTACACGTCTTGCTGGAAGAGCATCAGTGTCTAAATCTGTAAGAGCTGTAATAACAATGTCAATTAATTCGTCACTAGTTGTAGTAGTTCCAGGTTCGGCCACATAATCAGTGTTGATATATTGAGCGACAATCGCTGTAGAGTCCAAGGCCAGTGTTTGATAAGCAGTGGTTGGCGCTTGATTAGCTAGTACCTTTGCTACTACTAATTTTAATTGTTCGTAGGCTGCAACACCTTCGTCTGCTTCTGCTGCCAGTGTTACATATGGAACACTTTCTTCTCCTGCAGAGAATTCTCCAGCTTCACCAAATGCTCCTAGCAAGCTAAAAGCTGCGGCACGTATTTTTAAGTTGCCGCCGTGGCCTAAATCCCAGATTAATCTATCAATGATAAATCCAACATCTCGCTCACACTTGTATTCGTCATAGTCAAATGCTGATGTAAATGGCGCAATATTGTTAGTGATTTGATAATCAGTCCAGCTGGTAATTTCTTTTTGTATGAATGCTCGATTTAATTCTAGTAGATGTTGTGCGTTAGGATTTCTTGGCCCGTTGTCTATCTGTTCGCAGGCATATCGTATGGTTTTCCACGGCTTGTCTAATGATGCGCCGCAGTCTGGCCAAGGACGATCCTCTCCCTCTGTAGACACGTAATAAACGTGACTAGTGCTGCCCCATGTAACCCATTCTGGAGTACCTGCAGAACTCACACGCAGTACCTGTCCTTCGGTCCCGACTGGTAGTCTTGTTGGGCCTGCACCACCGTAATATACCAAATCACCTGTGGTAGTTAGCACTGAAGCTTCGCTGCCTACAGCTACAACATTCCAATATGTGCCTGTGGCATCAAGGTCTGGGCGACTTAATGCTTGACCACCGCCCTCGGTACCCAATGTAGAGCCATCGTCACCTTCTGATCTGTGTTGTGATACACAGATATAACTGTTTGTTCCATGACTAACTGTATCGCCGGCGTTGTATTCTGTGTCGTCTGCCCATGCGCCTCTCCAGTTCATTCCGGTTGAGATCGCTGCCCAGTATGCTGTGTTTGGTGGCTCCCCGCTGACTGTGGCAGTCATTGATCCGCTGGCATCCGCTGCAACGTTAAATGTTGTTCCGCTGGAAGTGGTGCTGATTGTAATGTAACCAGCTGCTACTGTTTTAACATAATATCTACCACTAGTAAATACTCCTCCGAATGTGGATCCTGTGAATCTCACAGTCATACCAACTACAATTCCTGTAGTTGATGCAGCAGTAAATCGATCATTGGATGCGGTAGCTGCTGTAAATGTATAAGTTGCACTCGGACTATCTGCTATCGCTATGTAGTTGTTGCCGCCGTGTGTGACCACTTCACCTATTTTATAAGAAGTACCTCCTGCCCAACTCTGTTGAAAGCTTAAACCTTCTGCGAACAGATCCCAATCTGTGGTGCCTGTTAGAGGATTTGAATTGAGATGTTGTGTCTTTGACACATAATTGTTGCCGCCGTATTTGACCACATCACCCGGCTGATAGGCAGTAACATTGTTCCAGTTACTTTCATATTCTAAGCCTTCAACATACTGTGCCCAATTTGCAGAATCTCCTGAAAAACTTGCGCCGGCAGAGTGTTGTGTTGTACAGATCCATAGACCAGCACCGTATTTTACAACGTCGTTTAATTTGTAACGAGTGGCTGTAACCCAAGTTCCTAGATATTCTTGTCCTTGTGTATACACTTGCCAACTAGCAGAATTGTCTTCTAATCCTGATGCTGCTGTAGCCGCACTTGTGTGCCCTGTGATACAGATATAGTTAATACCGCCGTATCTAACTATGTCATTTAATTTATATCTTGTTAAAACAGTCCAAGTACCTTTCCAGTCTGTTCCTTCAACAAATTGATTCCAGGCAGCAGAGTTGTTTTCTAATCCTAGAGTAGCTGTGGCTGCGGATGTATGGCCGTCTATGCAAACGTATACTATGCCGCCGTATTTTACTAAATCGCCTTCCTCGTATACTGTAACTGTGGACCACTCATCTCTCCAACGTTGGCCATCGGCCATTAGATTCCATTTGGTCGGATTAATATCCAAATCAACATTGAAATTAGCATTAGCAGTGTGTCCAGTTTGACACAGATACACCTTTCCGCCAAAGCGAACCACGTCATCTTTGTAATAGACCGTGCTTGCACTCCAAGCACCTTTCCAAACAAATCTAATTCTACCTAATTTAAATTCTGCCATCGTACACTCCAGTATCTATATTTATGTTTAATTCACTCTACGGTAAAACATGGTCTGAGCCACATAACCGTAACCTACTCCACTTGCGGATCCAGAGAAGTCTGCAACAACAGGTATGTTTATTGTTAATCCTGCTGTGGATTCAATAGACGTTGGCCCTATCTTAACTGTACCAGCGGTAATACTAGGTGTGAGCAAATCTTCACCACCTACGTTTAATCTACTACTCAAATATGACCTAACTGCTCGCTGTGTAGGTATTATATTATTAGAGTTCTGCAAGAATAGTCCGTCCTTAGAAAATTCTCTAATAACAGCCGTAGATCCTACGTTAATTCCTGCCAATCTTAATTCTGTAAGGCCTGCTAGATCAAAGAACTCTGCAGCGATTGTGATAATACCAGTGCTTTGTTCTACAGCAAATTGTTCTCCTGCGCGGAAGTTACCATCCTGGTCAGTGGATGTATAGAATACCCGTCCACCATTTAGATTTTGAACTTCTTGGAACGGCTGTGTTGTAAAATCGTAGTTTTTATACAACTCAGGATAGTTGGTTTCTAAGAAGTTTCCTGTACCGATATCTAAGAAATCATGACCAGTTATGCGAACCTGGCTGTATTTTTCACGAATCAGTACTTCCATTCCGTGTTCAATAAACTGAGCTATAGTGGAACTAGGACTAATCTGGAATGTAGATCGTGTAGTTCCATCTGGTAGTAGTTCCTCATTGATTCCTACTATAACCGCTACTCTATACGATGAACTACCAGCGATATAAAACTGTGCGCCTGGTCCAGGCATCACTGTGAGGCCGTCTACGGTAAGAAATTTTCCAACAGGAGTTTTATCTGCAAATCCATCACCAGTGACAACAATGCTAGTGGTGCTGGTTTTGTATGAAACACCCTTGGATACAAATGTCGGTTGGGCCAATGAACCATCGGCTAACCTTGGTCTAAACGTTGGGTCGTCAGTGTTATTGGGATCAGTAACGGTTAGTGTAGGGGCTGAATCGTAGCCGCTGCCTGGTTCCCAAATTTTAATCGAGCCAACTGTGACACCACCTAATACAATTCTTCCTAGTGCTCTAGCACCTGTGTAAATTTTATTAAACGTGTAAGAAGTCGTACCGGGCAAGGCAAGCCAAGTTGGTTTGTTGTTTGACAAGGTGCTATCGCCTAGTGTGATATCTGGATTTCCAAAAGCTACCACTCCCCAGTTTTCTGCAGATGTTAGTGTTCTCGGAGTCCACACTATACCGTCATATGATGTTGCTGCATATGTAGTAATTCCGGCAGTTGGATCTGCTCCGATATCTCTAGAGCCCGTATCTCCTACTGCAAAGAAAACTCCTTGTCCGTATCTAATCTGCTTCCAGTTATGTGCTGTAGATCCGTCCTGCGATGGCATGGTAGCTGGGAGCCATGAGAACCCATCGAAACTATACGCTACATCACCGGTAGAAGAAATAGCAACAAATCTTCTGTTACCGTATGCAACACTGACCCAGTCTTTCGATGATGAATCAGCAACCACATCCATGATAGTGCCTTGCCAAGACAGAGCTGTTCCGTTCCAGGTGCCTACCGCAGCTATGTTGCTGGAGTTGGCAACGGCCACAAACACGTTTGATCCAAACGCAACATCTACGTATTCGTTTAAAGTAGAATCACCAAATGTAGGCAATGCAGAAAATGTCCAAGATGTGCCATTGATAGAATATGCTGCAGAATTTAAATTATCTGCTACTGCTACAAATATCCCTGTACTTGCTGTTGATGGCTTTCCGTAAACAGCACCTGACCAGTTTCTCGAAGCCGGCATAGTTTGTAAGGTCCAATCTATACCATTGGTGCTACTAGCAGCATCTGAGCTGCCGTATTTAACTGCAACAAATTTATTGTTGCCTGCTGCAAGACATTTCCAGTTTCCGTCATTTGGTAGATCACAAACAATAAAATTTTCGCCGTCGGACGAGTATCTGCCAAAATGGCCTGATGTTGGAGTAATTACAAATCTACCACTGGCAGCAATTAAACTGGTGTCAGCTATCACATATGTTACAACTGAGTTGGTGCTGTCGTCTGAAATATCAGTGACTGTTAATACAATGTCATGCTCTACTATTGTGCCGCCGACATCGTTGCCGTTGATGGTTATTATATTGCCTACAGCGTATCCTGCACCGCCGTCGGTCTGTGTAATCGAATAAGTTCTTCCTGTTTTTACTACTGTGAATCTAGCAGGTGCTGGCACAACTTCTACAGTAGTGCCTGTGCCAACAGTTCCTGATACATTAGTAAATGTTTGGCTGGTTTCTCCATATACCACAGCTGCCCAAGCGCCGGCAGTGGCAAATGTAACAGTGGTAGCGGTAAATCCTGGTGCGCTAAATGTAGGTCTTGGTTCAATACGATATCGTGTGCCTGTGGTCAATAATGTCGCCGATGGCGTGCCTGGTAACACGTGATCCCATCCGGGCAAATCATCACTTTCTCTATACACTGTACAAACTTTGGTGCCGCTGTTGTAGGCTTGTACATATGCATATTGTCCTGTTCCTTCTCCGGATATGATCAGGATCCGCATGCCTAATATCTGTGCTTCAGTGGCCGATTCTGCAGAGGCCAGTGTTATGGTTGTTGGGCTACCAGACTGTGCTTGGTTACCTCGTTGTGTAAATCCAGTGCCGCCAGTAAGCACTTGACATTCAAACATAGAGTTGTCTCGGAATTCTTCTTGTATGGCTACAGCTCCTGAACCGGAACTTGTTATAGCATATGAGGCTGTGGTATAATTTTGTCCGCAATTTGAAAATTCTAATCCTAAGATAAAGTCTAAAATCTCTCCAGCGTAGGCAGCGGCCACCACTGCCTGTTCAGTTTGTGTATTAACAGATCCGTATCTCACAGTTTCAGTGGGGTCGATTCCGTCAGCAATTGCCCCAAAATCACCGTAAGAACTATTACCGTTGGTTGCACGAATGATACCACCATTTTGGGAAAACATTCCTATATGTGCATAATAACTAAACACGGATACTAATTCTCCGCGGCCGCCGTTTAACATCCATGCACCTATGCCGTCTGATATTACCTGTGTAAAATCATTAGAAACTATTGATTTGTTTCCTCCGTTGTGCAATGCTCCGTCAACTTTTTGTCCTACAGCGCCTGTGCCAATGGTGGTGACGTTTTGAACATAGCAACTTCTATTGATAATCCAGGTTCTTTCGTCGGCTGGACCCCAACCTGGATCAAGACTCACAAATGCACCTGCGGTAGGAATACTATAGACATTGCCTGCGGCTATTGCAGGCAGTGTACCTTCTAGACCTCTAAGAGTCATGTTTCTAATACCAGTGGTATCTCTCACATAAAACATATCTTCGAGCTGACTGCCGATGACTTTGTTAGCATACCATTTTGCTTCTAACACAGATTTGTAATTTCCAGGATATTGCAAATCATATTGCACAGCGTTAATCAGTCTATCTATATCTGTGCTCCACTGTTCTAAATCATAGATATAAAGTGCATAGGTATTGGCCATCCATGCTGCAGATTCTGCTTTAATCACTGCTCTATTTGCTTCTAATATATTGACAGCTACTAATCTTCCGCCAGCTGTTAATGTATTTGAGCCAGTTACTGCTGGCATTGCGCCACTATCATTTACTTTGTACTCTATAACTGAAATTATGCTAGACCACAAAGAGTTAACTATTGCTGCTTCGGTAGCTGTGGCTGCACCGGCAGTAATTTGTGATATATTGTTACCCAACGACAAATTTGCATTGAGTCCTTGAATAATATTACCTAGCTTAGTTCCTATATTGATTATGCTTTCTAAAAATTTGTCTGTATCTTGAACGTATTCTGCAACAGGCTCACTGGCACGTATAGACACTGATCGCAACTCTTCTCCTATGATTGCGGTTCTAGCAGGAACAATCATAGGACATAATTCTTGATATTCTCCAGTAGAGACCTGTATCGAAGTTTGACCAGAATACCCATCGTTGGCTTTTTCCAATGCAAATTTCACAGTACGATATGGTTTAAAATAGTTTACGCCTCGCTGAGGATCGTCGTTATCAACGCCATCTGTTCTAACATAGTATACTCTGGCGATAGATCCCCAATTGGTGTAATCTAGGTCACCTTGATTGTTTTCAACATACAACAATTGATCTTCTGCACCGATAGGTACGCTGATGTTCCCGTAGGTACTGCCGTCACCTAGTGTAAAAACTGTACTGCCATCTTCTAAAATATTTCTTCTAAGTCCAAACGATAGTATGTCACCTTTAACTGTTAATGCATTACTTTCATTGCCCGTTACTAACGTGGTCCAATAATCTACACCCTCACCATTATCGCCAGGAGAATTTTCAAAAGAACTAAAGTGGGGAGTACTGGCAACATATGTTACACCTCTAAAATAAGCAATATCATATAGATTATAATATTGATTGTCTCTCCAACCCCCTGTAATATTCTGCGCAGCAATCACTACTTGCCAATTAGATGTGTCCAACGATCTCAATGAGCTGTCATCAGTGAATTGATTGGTCAAGCTAACCCACAATGCTCCACCTCTCCTTACTACATCACCTTCTTGGTATTGGATACTACTTTGAGCATCGTATTCTCCACGGAATCTTATTCCTTTGGCCACAACGGTCCAATTAGGATCGCCTGGACCGTAATCGTATAGTAGAGACTGACCGGGCTGGTTGTTTAAATTATTTGTGGCGGCCACATAAACTACACCGCCGTGTCTAACTATATCACCTATGGCATAATAGGTTGACGAATTCCATTGATTATCAAATTCAAATCCAGAAAGATATGTTTGAAAATTTACGTTTGTAATTTGAGACGACGATGTATGTTCAGTGATACATTTTAATATACTACCTCCGTATTTCACTAGATCATTTTGTCGATATCTGGTTGAAGGTTGGTATCCTCCGACATATGTATAATTTTCAACAATCACAGACCATGTTTCTGCTGTGCTGTCGTCATTTGCATCATTGTTGCCTATTATAATACCTTCAGAGGCTGTGCCTGAAGTATGTTCTAAGGTACATTGATAGGTATAGCCGTTGTATCGCACAGCATCACCCACACTGTATCTTGTGCTAGCAGTCCATGTATTTCTAAAATTATGTCCGGTAGCAAATATTTCAAATTTATCTGCATTTGTATTAAAATATGTTGACGATTCGTGACTAATTATACACAGGTATAAATTTCCTCCCGAAATTACCAACACTCCCGGATCATATCTGGTACTGCTTGCCCACTGACCAAGGAACTTTCTGCCTTCTGTGGTTTTTGTCCAGGCCGGCACTGCATCTGTTTCACCGGCGGGCGTGTATGATTGATCAGTGACAAACACAGTTGGAGAATGCTGTCTAATACACACCCAAGAGGATCCTTGATAATAGACCACATCATCTTTATAATATGTGGCTACGGTGGTATCCCAGTCACCTGTCCAGGTATATCTAAATCGTGTTATCTTAAACTCTGCCATTTCTTGATCCTAGTTTATGAACTTATTCCGGTCGGATATGAATATCCTCTATTAATTCTCATAATGAACATCCCTTCGCTGTCAACATAATAAAATAATGATCTATTATCCCATTTGTATTGTGGATAATACATGTTTTCTTTTGGAGTTTCATGGGTTGAATCAATGCCGTCAAAAAAATCAACTCCAACTTCAAAATCTTCAAAATCTTCTTCTGGAGGTCCGGGGATATTTAATTCGTAAGCATCCAGATCTGTAATCTGATCGCTTCTAACTAAAAATATTTCTCCATCTTCGTTTCTTCGAAGAGCATACCAATAGCGAGGAGAGTCTCCTAATGACTCGGATGGTGTTGTACCTAGATAATATGAACTTGATATTCCTGCCATGATCCGCTCCTTAAGATATCTCTACGTAACTGATAGTGGCATCTACACTGTCAGCGGTGTTTGTTACAATTCGTAATTCTGTGTTTTCTGGAAGGATCAATTTTTCACCTTGAGTTATTACCTTCACACTGGTATTTGGAGGAATAGACAATCCTTTGACATAATATGAAGAAGTGGTATCTGCTCCTATTACTTGTATGTCTACTACCACAGTATCGTATTCCGTAACGTTGGCTAGATTACAACCGATCACTGTGGCTCTAACCCCGCCGCCAATTTCTACCACATCTGTGGGATTAGTTCCTATTTGTGTAACTAGTGCGTGTTTAAATACTGTTGGCATTTTATTATCCTAGTGTAAGTGCTAGTTGTGCTGCGATGTCGTTGGCTTCTGCAACAGATACAGCACCTGCTGCACCTGCAGGACTTGCCCAGTCTGCTCCGTCCCAAATTTCTAAAGCAGCAGAATCTGTGTTAAATCGTGTCATCCCTAACACAGCATAAGCAGTTGGTCTAGTCGCATCTGCTCCCACAGGAGGTACAAATCCGTTGGTGCCTTGTATTTTAAAATAGCCAGTGCCAGTTTGAGCAATTTGTGATACCGCGTTTGACACCACGTTAGTAATCACATTATCAACTATACGAAAGTTGCCTAATCTTACGCCACCTGCACCGTTGCCGTCAAGATACAGATCTTGTCCAGTGGTTGTTGTAATTTCATTGTCGCGGAACATCAAATTTCCAACATCAAGTGTTGGAACTGTTATTGCAGTGGTGTAAAGATTATAAGAGTAAATAGCTCTCCAACGATATGCCACAGAACCCAAATCGTAAGTGTTATCAGTTTCAGGTACTAGATCACTGCGGATGCTGGCGTTGATTACAATGTTGTCTGTGAGTGCATCACCGATGGTTATATTACCACCGATGACTATATTTCCAGTGGCATTGACGTTACCTGTGACCACAAGATTGCCAGTGATATTGGTGTTGGATATGATATTAACTGTACCGGTGCCATTCGGGTCAAGCTCTATACTGCTGTTGCTGACCGTGGTTGAAATAGTGCTGCCTTGAAGTTGCAGATCATCTATCTGTAGTCTTGAATGATAAACAGTGGCTTCGCCTGCAGCCGCTGAGAAATTTATGGTGTTGGAATCACTGGTTATGGTATTACCAGTAAAGTGTAGGTTACCAATGTTCAGTTGATTGTCTACGGTGATGTTTGTGGAACGAGTGTGTCCGTTAACATCTAGGTCAGTGGTAGGGGCTGCTGTTTTTATCCCGATACGAGAGTTCACAACATCCAGATAGAGTAAGTCTGTCTCAAAGGCTAAATTCTCACCCGCACGGAGTAAGTTAGACTTTAAGAGCTGACCGGAAATACGACCAATAGCCATGTGCTCTCCAATAACCCCGGTGTTTCACCGTTAACCAGATTTTCAGCTCACGCTCTTTGTCGGTTTACCACAGTCGGATCTTGCAAAAATGGTCGTTCCTGCAATTAAAGTTATTTATCAGTTTTGAAGAATTATCCTAGCATGAGGGTGTAGACGTGGCTGAGATCTTCCATGATTTCTTGGGTAACTTCAATACCTCCACCAGTGCTTACTGCCCACACTGCGCCATCATAACATTCAAGATATTCTAGATCTGTGTTCCAACGAGTTTCGCCTATTTCCGGACTTGCTCTTCGATCAATGTCTGGCCCAGCAGGTATTATCATTCCGTTAGTGCCTGCAAACAGATAATAACCTGTGCCTGTACCTGCTACGGTCAGAGCAGTGTTACTGAGATTTTGTATGTATTGATTACTGGTATCTGGGGTATCCAGTGCGAATTTTGAAATAGTGGTTGAGGTATGTAGATATAGATCAGTCGACGATGCTCTTTGATAAATGCCTTCAGTGTATGATAAAGAACTAGGATAGTCAATAACAAAAGTCATTGTCGAAACATCCCAAGCTGTGCCTAGAGTATAGTTTCTTATAAATGTGTTTGATCCGTTGCTTATAATGGCCCAAAATACAGTTCCGTCGTCATTAAACGCTTGACCTGTAGCATAATATCCTGCAGGTAGTGAGAAAGTATATGTTGTTGGTCCAGTCATACCAACTATTGTCCAAGCTGTCACACAGGTGTATACCTGAAATGATACTTGACTTACCACAGTGTTCCAATTTATTTCATAAAATTTTGTTCCGTCAGAGTTGAACCAAGGTTGAGATAACACACCTATTCCAATATTTACTTTGTTGATATGGCTAGCCGTTGTTATATTCCAAGGGGTTGATAAACTATATTCAAAAACAAAAATATTAAAATTAAAAAATCCACCACCGGCGCCCATAACCCAAAATTTTGTGCCGTCGTATTTAAAATAGGGTCCCATATTGTTTAACGTCCCCATACCTCCAACGGTTATAGCATTTAGATCTTGAATTGAAAAGGTTGTATGATCTCCGATTGACGAAATATCCCATGGCGTCGATAGAGGATAAGAAACCACGTTGCGACTGTTATAAGAAAATGCCACAGTTCCGTCAGATTTAAAAAATATTCCTCTTAGAGTTCTTGCTGTGGCCGGGGCACTTAACATTTGTCCGGACGAGGCTATACCGTAGATTATATCTCTATAAAACTTCAGTGATTCAATGTCTGTAATATCTGTATCTGGACTTAACAATATATCTTCGTTAGATTGTATAGTTGATATTTTATTTAAAACACCATCTATAGTTATTTGATCACTGATCGTAGCAGACAGTGGTATAATACCGCTTCCGGGCCACGCTCCGTCGGTGATGTACTGCCATTGTGGCGAATGCAGCTCTGCCCATCTACGTTGTGATGAATCTCCAGCATCTGCACCCATGGCGTATGTTACATCATCACCAGGTATAATGCTCTGTGTAAAATCGGTGTTTATGGTCACTGTATCGATGGTCTGATCACCGATGGTCAGTGTGCCTAGACCTGTAAGATTTCCACTCATTGAAATATTACCGCTGACTGCAAGGTCTCCGGTAATATTGGTGTTAGCCATCAACTCAACTGTGCCGGTGCCGTTAGGGTCTAACACTATGTTTGAGTTTGATACGCTAGATATAAGATTGCCATCTAGTACAAGATTAGCTGTAGCAAGTCTATCATGAAAGATTTCGCCACCGCCATTAATATAAACATCAATGCCGCCCACACTAGTGGTAATAGTTTCTGGAGAATTAAAACGTAAATTACCCGGAGCAAGTTGGGTGACCGCTGTGAGTTCGTTGGTGTAGATGTTGTTGTTTACATCAAGATCGTATACAGGAGTTGAATCTTTAACTCCAATCCTCAGATTGTTTACATCGATGTATAATAGATCAGTTTCAAACGCAAGATCAACACCGGCACGTAGTAGATTGTCTGTGAGTACCTGTCCGCCTATGCGCCCCAATTGACTCATGGTTAGTTGGCGTATCCGTAGTATACAGTTACGTAAACTGGATTACCGCCCCCTCCTGTGCTTGGTACTGCTGATGTAAATGTAATATAATATCCAGCAATTCGAACTGTTCCAGAGCCTGTAGGTGTTGCTCCACTTTTTGTGAATACTGTGCCTACGGTGTTTGCTCCTGCACCAAACGATGTAAATGTTGTGGTTCCTACTGAAGTGATTACATAACTGGTACCATTATTGCCACTACTTAATGCAGTGGCGTTGATTTCAGCGCCTGTGCCTGTGCTTGTGGGATTTTGATTTATTGTAAAGTTTGTGGTAGAAATCTGCATGACGTTTTCTACCAACACAAGTACGTTGTCTGCGCTGGCAGCGTATGATGCCGCAAAGGTGGTGTTCAA